AGGAAAAGCTTTCTGCCGAGCGCGCAGAGATTGCCCGCAAGGTTGCAGAGCAAGAGGCCAAGGAGCTGGCTGAGAAGGCTGCAAAGGAGCTGGCCGAGCGCAATGCCGAGCTGGAAAAGCAAGAGGCCGCACGCAAGGCTCGTGATGACGAGGAGCTGGAAAACGCTCAGGAGCTGGTCCGTACCATTGCGAGCCTGTACGAAATTAGCGATGACGAGGCAGAGGAGCGCATCATCCGCGCCGCTGCAACACTGACGGCAAACCAAGAGGTGACAGCATGAGCAACGCACTCGCAATCATCACTGGCGACATCTATGGCGCCCGGGATGCCTTTGAGTCGGTGCTTGCCGACCGAAGCATCAACTTCGACCGTGAGGCCGAGTTCGCCATCCAGGTTCTGCAGCAGAACGACTATGCGCTAAAGCTTGCCACCGGCAATCGCCAGTCTGTGATCAATGCTGTGACCAATGTGGCGGCCATTGGCATCTCGTTGAACCCCGCAAAGAAACAGGCCTACCTGGTTCCTCGCGACGGAAAGATCTGCCTGGACATCAGCTACATGGGCCTGATTGACCTGGCTACGGCCACCGGTTCAATCAAGTGGGCAAAGGCTGCAGTTGTGCATGCCAACGACAGCTTTGTGCTGAATGGTTTTGATAAGCCGCCAGAGCACCAGTTCAACCCATTTGGTAAGGATCGTGGCGAGCCCATTGGCGTGTACGTCGTGGTCAAGACTGCTGATGGCGATTACCTGACTGAAGCCATGAGTGCCAGCGATGTCAACGCAATCCGTGATCGCTCGAGCGCATGGAAGGCCTGGGTCAGCAAACAGAAGTCTTGCCCATGGGTTACGGATTGGAGCGAGATGGCCAAGAAGACGGTCATCAAGCGCGCTTACAAGACCTGGCCAAAGACTGACCGCCTGGATGAGGCCATCCACCATCTGAATACAGACGGGGATGAGGGCCTGTATGAGATCAACAATCGCAGTGCAGCCCCGGCAGCAGTTGCAGACAAGCCAAGCTTCGACCGCACAGCCTGGATCGAGAAGGCTAACAAGGCGCAGACCGTTGAAGACCTTGCAACCGTCTGGCGCACCGGCACTGAGGCGGCAGCAAAGGCTAAGGATCGAGACGGCTATTCGGCATTCAAGGATGTAGTCAATGCGCGCAAGTCATTCCTCGAGGCTAAGGCAAACGCGACTGATGTCGAAGCCATGGAAGGTGGTGCGCAATGATAGCTACCACCAGCAAAGAGAATTATCGCCAGCACCGATACAGCGGAAAGCTTGGTGAACAGGCCAAGGCAATATTCGACTTTGTGAAGAAGCTGGCGCCTGGTGAGGACATCAGTCGTATGGAGTTAGCTGATGTGATGGACATGCGGTTATCCAGCGTGTGCGGCCGGGTCAATGAGCTGGTTTCAGCTGGACTGCTGGAGCCCACCGTCAACCGCAAGTGCCGCGTGTCAGGAATGACGATTTGCCCCGTGCGGGCTGTTGCTGAAGCAGTAGGAGATTTGAATGAGCGACATTATTGAACAGGGATCGCAGGAGTGGTTTGAGTTGCGACGTGGGTTGGCCACGGGTAGCCACTTCTCCGAGGTAATGGCTGAAGGTAAAGGCAAGCAAGAAGCGGTCACCCGCCGCAACTATCGCATGAAGCTGGCGCTCGAGATCGTCACCGGCAAGGTGCTGTCGAATGTCTATGGCTTCAGCAGCAACAAACATACAGAGCGAGGTAAAGAGCTCGAGCCGATTGCACGCATGCTGTACGAGTCCATCACCGGCAACATCGTCGATGAGGTCGACTTCATCAAGCACAAGTATCTAGCTGCCGGCGTATCGCCTGACGGCCTGGTTGGTGATGACGGCATGGTCGAGTTCAAGTGCCCAATCCCAGCCGTGCATTGGGATTACATGTCGCTGCCGGAGGGTACTCCACCCAGCGAATACAAGTGGCAGGTCTACGGCGAGATGTGGGTGACTGGCCGTCGCTGGAATGACTTCGTGTCGTACTGCGAAGACATGCCCGAATCGCTTCAGACCCACATCAATCGCATTGAGTGGGACGACAAAATCATTGCCGAGCTCGAGGCCGGCGTGAGCAAGTTCCTGGCCGAAGTTCGCGTGACGGTCAAGGAAATTCAAGAACTCGCGAAGAAGAAAGAAGCATCATGATTCAAATTTTTGCCACAGTAATTGCATTCATTGTCGCGGTCCCACTGCTGTTGATCGAAACCGGATGGGCGATCAGCACGCTGTGGAATTGGTTTGTACATCCGCTGGGCCTGCCATCAATCGGCATCGTAACTGGCATTGGATTTTCTGTTCTGTTTGCGGCCATCCGAGCTCGGCCGTTCAAGAACGACAAGGACAGTACGATTGATGAAAACATCAAGTACTTGATCGGCATCTACCTGTTCCCGCTTGCATCGGTGGCCATTGGATGGATTGCCCTAAAGTTCGCCTGATACCAAGGGAGGAGCATCGCCAGGCGATCCTTGATCATCTGGTGATGATGGCCCAACACCCTGGCGCCAAGGCCTACGCATGGCATGCAGCCAAGCGGTATGAAGAGATAAACCCGTATGACCTGAATGGTCTGCAGGATGAACTAAGAGAGCGAATGCTCAAAGAGAAAGAAGCAGCAAAATGAAACTCGCAGTAATTGGACGCGTATCCGAAACCCGACCCATCGATGGGGCAGACCGAATTCACCAAGCCTTTGCGGACTGTGGTGATGAGGGCATCTGGTCTGGTGTTGTGGCCAAGGAGATCGATCAGGGTGATGTCGTTGCGGTCTTGCTGCAAGACGCCATCCTTCCTGAAAGCAGCCGCTGGGACTTCATGTCAAAGCACAAGTGGCGCGTTCGTATGGCTCGCTTCAAGGGCGTACCCAGCGAGTGCGTGATCGTGCCTGCCATGGGTTCAGAAGAGCTGATGCCGAATGGCTACGATTTGACCGAGGAGCTGGGCGTCAAGAAATATGAGAAGCCCGTGCCGGCCGCCATTGCTGGCGATGTGCGCGGCAACTTCCCCAGTTTCATCCCGAAGACGGACGAGGAGAACTTCCAGCGCATCAGGCATCTGGATTCACTCATGGACGGGTGGGACTGGGTGGCCAGCATGAAATATGACGGCACCAGCTGCACAGCATGGGTGGATGAGAACAACGAGCTGCATGTGTGCAGCCGCAACTTGGAGCTCAAAGAGTTCACCGCGACTGGCGCTGGAAACGTGTACTGGCAGGCTGCTCGTAAGTTTGGCCTGGAGGCCATGCCGCCTGGAATGGCGCTGCAGTTTGAGGTGTGTGGGCCCGGCGTTCAGGGAAACCCGTGCGGGTTCGATGAGATTGAGATCTTCGCATTCACCCTGCACAACATAGCAGATCGCGAGCGCTGCCACTTCGGAACCCTGACGCACTTCTGCCAGCATCTTGGAATCCCAATGGCGCAGATCATTGCATCTGGCCATGGACCTGTATCGCACGAGCGGCTGCGCTCCCTAGCCGATTCAGCCATCTATCCAAACGGCAAGCAAGGCGAAGGCATTGTGGTGCGCAGCATCAATTCGATGTGGTCATTCAAGGCGATCTCGCTTCAATACAAGGACTGAATGCTTGAATCGGACGGCTCCCATGAGAATGGGAGAAGGCCCGGATGTTCGGGCGGCACCGTCGGCGTATGTCGTAAGCGCCACCAAGAAAAGGAAATACCTATGAACGGAAAAATGGCTAAGCGCCTGCGCAAGATGGCCAAGTTTGAAATGTCAGCCGGCAAACAGGTTATCGACCGTGAGCTCGTGCTTGCTCGCTTCGGCCGGCATGACCGAGTGATCAATGAGCCGCTGTCTGTGCGCTACTTCTACCTGCAGCTGAAGGAGGCCTACAACAATGCGACTCGATCCAGTGTTGCCAAAAAGCAACAACCTGTTGAAGATTAACATTTTTGTTCGCTGGCCAACAGAATGTTGCTAGAATAAACAGCATGGACACAAACCAACAAATCGAACACTACCGCTTGCGCATCAAGGAGATGCTCAAGCGTGTACCACCGAGTGTGAATGGCGGGTCACATGGCACCGCTGTCGCATATAAGGAGCTTGCATCCAAGGCCGGCAAGGCTGTGAATGCCAGCAACTTAAAGCTGAGTGTTGCGATTGCAATGCACACACAGCTATCCCAGTACTACTAAAGAAAGACCAATACGAAATGTCATCGGTAAACAAGGCAATCATCGTCGGACGGGCTGGCCGCGACGCAGAGGTGCGCTACATGAACAGCGGCATGGCCGTTGCGAATGTCAGCCTGGCAACATCAACCAAGCGCAAGAACAAGGACACTGGAGAGGTCATTGAGGACACCCAGTGGCACCGCGTCACGTTCTATGACCGACTGGCAGAGATTGCCGGTGATTACGTCAAGAAGGGTGGCCTGGTGTATGTCGAGGGATCCATCAAATACGGAACCTACACCGACAAGGATGGCGTTGAGAAGAACACCACCGACATCATTGTCAACAGCATGCAATTGCTGGGCGGACGTGAGCAGCAAGGCGGCCAAGACAACGCGCCTCGCCAGCAGGGCAGCCAGCAGCAAGGCAACAACTCTCGCCAGGGTGGCAACAACAATGCGCCACGACAAGGCAACGGCGGTCAGAACAACGCACCACGTCAGCAACAGCAGCGCAACTCGAGCGGCTTTGATGATATGGATGACGACATCCCATTCTGATTTATGGGGGAAAGCGGATGCTGTGGATACCATCACGACCTGAAATCGTGAGCAATGGTTGCAATGCCACAGACACAGCAAGTACCTCACCTATTTTCAACCAACCGAAAGGAAATCTCATGACTCAAGCAATCAACCCAACCCCCGGCCGAATCGTCTGGTTTTGGCCGCAAGACAACGAAAACATTCCAGCAATGAATGGCCAGCCCCTGGCTGCAATCGTCGCCGGAGTTCACAGCGACAGCCGTGTGAACCTGCATGTGATCGACGCCTATGGCCACTATCACGCCCGCAATAATGTGACCCTGGTACAGCCTGATACCGACAAGCCCAATAGCATCTCCTATGCAACTTGGATGCCGTACCAGATCGGCCAGGCCGCGAAGACTGAGGCCGTGCAGGCTGCTGCAGATACTCAGACCGTGGTCACCACAACGGACAGCATTTATGCGTCTTCTGAAACAGCCGCGCCTACTGCATCCGCCGCACCCACTGAGACCGCTGAAGCTGCGGCACCCACCGCTACAGCCGAAGCTGATGCTACTGCTGTCGCCACGAGCGTGACAGCAGACACCACTGAGCAAGCAACTCAGGCGCAAGCAACAGTCACAACAGAGGCTCAGCCTACTGTGTAATGAATAGGCCGAAAGCTGGTGCCGAATTGGATCCGTTGTGTGGGATCCAATTCAGACTGGCGAGTAGGCCTTTCTTTTAAAGACCAACATGAAAAACTCACTCATCAAAAACGCCTTGGTTTACAAGGCAGAACTTCCCAGCGCTGCCACACTGACACGCCACCTGGAAGAACATCAATTCACAGATCCGCTCGTGCTTTCAAAGGGGTCTGTTGGATTCATCAGCCGCAGTGGCGAAGGCCTGGTTGATGTATTTCATGGTGGCATGGCATTCACTGTACGCATTGACGAGAAGATCATTCCTGCCGCAGTCGTCAAGGCAGAGCTCGAAAAGCGTGTCAAGGATGTTCTCGAGCAAACCGGACGCAAGGCAATCGGCAAGCTTGAGCGCGCTGACCTCAAGGACTCCATCATCCTGGAGTTCATGAGCAAGGCCTTGGTAAAAACCACCATCGTGACGTGCTTCTACGACACCAAGAATGGCTACCTAATCATCCCCACCACCAGCCGCACTGTTGCAGGAATCATTACCGGCAAACTGATCAGCGCCGTCGGCAGCGTGAAGACTGAGACCATCTCCGTCAGCGACGTGAAACATGGCCTGAGCACTCGCCTACAGGCCTGGCTGGGCGATGATGCTGAAGCCTTTGGTGACTTCTTTCCCATGGCTGATGTGGACCTGGCCAACGGCAGCCAAAAGCTGACCGTAAAAATGGAGTCCCTGCTGAACGCCAAGGCCGGCATCGAGAAGGCGTTCAATGATGGGTTTACCGTCAAGTCAGTTCGCCTGAGCTCAAGCGATGAAGTCAGCTTCCGCCTGACTCATGACTTCGCATTCAAGGCCATCAAGTTCCCAGTTGCTCAGGTTGAGGAAAACACCGAGGACGCATGGCTGCATGAGGCTGCTGTGCAGGTGTTCAGCCTGTCAGCGGTTGTGACTGAACTCTGCGAGATGCTGGGCTACAAGGAAGAGACGCAAGGCGAGGAGCCGCCCGCACCGCATGATGGCGACGGACCCGACCCGCTGTACGAAGCTGCTGAGAAGATTGTCATGGATGAGCAGCGCGCCAGCATCTCTCTCGTCCAGCGCTGGCTGAAGATCGGCTACAACCGCGCGGCCCGATTGCTTGAGCAGATGGAGGTCAACGGCCTGGTGTCGCCCATGCAGTCTGATGGCTCGCGCAAGATCCTGGGGTCAGCATGATCAGGCCGGCACTCATCGGATTAACTGGCGTTGCCGGCAGCGGCAAAGACACAGTGCGCGAGATCTTGGACAACACGTTCGAGTACGACGGCATTGCCTTTGCCGACCCAATCCGCGACATGCTGGCGGAGTTGTTGGCCACGGTTGGTGTCGATCACGGCTGGATGACTGAGCGCAACCTCAAAGAGGCGGAGATCCCGCAGCTTGGCGTGAGCTATCGCAGGATGGCCCAGCTGCTTGGCACGGAGTGGGGTCGCACGCTGCACCCAGACTTCTGGCTCAAGATCGCCGAGTCGCGCATCGCTCTGTTCAAGAGCTATGAAAGCAAGGGTGTTGTCATCAGTGACGTGCGATTCCCGAATGAGGCCGAGTGGGTGAAGGCCCAGGGCGGAATCATTTGGAAGATCATCCGCCCAGGTGTTGAGCCTGTTCTTGCTCACGCCAGCGAGGCCCTGATTGACACGCTGCCGTATGACTACGTCATCGACAACCGAGGGTCAATTGATGACCTGGCCATCGCGGTTGGAGCTGCCCTTTGCTGCAGGCATCCGGAATGATGCTTGAGACTCTTGGCCTGGCGTCGTTCGTGTTTGTCGCGGTCTTCACTGCCCGCGCATACACACGGAACAGCGGCGTCGGCCAGACACCGCGCGGCGCCGTCATTGAGGCCTGGGTAAACATCGTCATCGGATTCAGCATCAACATGCTGATGAACACGTTCATGTTCCCATTGATGACCAATGGCTCCACGGTTACGGCAGAAGCAAATTTCTGGGGCGGGTGGGTGTACACGGCCGCATCAATCATTCGGCAGTATGCGATACGCAGATACTTCAACGCTAAAATTCACGACATATCCGAGCGCTTTTCTCTTTTCTTGAAAAAATGAATTCAACCAAAACCAACTATCAACGCACCGCTGACTGGCTTGCCGCTTGCGGAAAGATTCCCAGCGACAAAAATCTGGCCACTCAGTTTGGGTGCCACCTCGAAGAACTGTGCGAGCAGCTCGACGAGATCATCGTCACCGGATCATCAGCTGACAACAAATCACTCGAGAGCGCATCGACCACTATCAAGGGTTTGGCTCATCGCCTCAAGGCAGGGCATACAGGCGTGCGCATCAAGAACCGGGAGAATTTCCTGGATGCCCTGTGCGATGCCGAGGTGACTGGCAATGGCGTCGCCTACATGGCCGGCTTCGATAAACCAGAGGCTGACCGTCGCGTGCTGTTCTCGAATGAGAAGAAACTGATGCCCGATGGAAAGCCGGTCATCCTGCCTGGCGGAAAGATCGGCAAAGCACCTGGCTGGGTCGCTCCATACCTGGGGGATTGCGTGTAATGGACCATCCAATTTTGCTGCCTGGCAGCTCAAAGAATGCACACCCATTGAAAGAGTGCTCATGCTGCGGAATGAAGCGTGAGAAATCTGGCGGAGTCGAGATGAGCCCTGGAAAGTGGCGCTGCTCCAAATGCTGGCGCGGATTTCAATCCAAAAGAAAGTGACACATGACAACCAAGCCGACATTCAAGCCAGTGAATTCAAGCAACGTCGACGGCTATCACTACGATGCCGCCGCCAAGGCGCTGCACATCCGATTCAAGACGGGTAAGACCTATGAGTATTCCGGCGTGCAGCCGGATGATGTGGTTTCCCTGATCGGCGCCCCATCGTTTGGATCTCATGTGTCCAAGCACATCATCCCAAAGTTCAAGGTGACGAGGTCTTATTGATGTTGTTTGCCCTAGCCATAATTTATTCGATCTCCGTGGTGGCTACCCAGCTGATCATGTTCAGAATGCTCGATGAGGAGCCCTACGTTGGGCACGGAGAGTATCTAAATTACACGTTCATCGCGATGATTCCTGCGATCAACACACTGGTTGCAGCGGCTCTGATTTACTGGCTATTCAAGAAAGGAAGACGCCGCCATGAGTGATAGCGAAAAGAAAGTGATTGACGAGCTCGGCGAGAACATCATGGACATCATGAAGTCTGTTGAAGCGATCAAGGGCGAGAACTTCGCCAATGCTGTAGCCCACCATTTTGAAGCACTGCAGCTGGGCGAAGCTTTGGGCAGCATCAGGGGAATGATCTTCAAGAGCGGAGCTTTTGATGATGTTGATCCTGATGCAACTGAAACCATCTCAAACCTGATTGAAATCAGCGTGCAAATACTCATCAGCATGTCTGCGAAGATGATGGACAGCCTTTCAGAAGATGACTGCCAAGAGGTAATGAATCTGTGTAAGAAGCTGCAGGAGCGCAGGCAGATGACGATGGAATCCATGAACAGAGGCTGAGATGATCTACAACGTCACCCAGGTGGCGCAGCTTCTCGGCTGCACTGAAGAGATCGTGGCCGAGCGCATCAACAGCGGCGACCTGCCGGGCGTGAAGTTCGGCAGGAGCTGGGTCATCCCGGCCGATGCCCTGCGAGAGCGCCTGAATCAAAAGGCACTTGAGGAGGCGCGCGAACGGCGAGAACCAAAGCGAGTTCAGAGCAAGCGCCGTGAGCCTCCCAGACTGTCAAACATGCCGCCTGGTATTTGGCTGGATGCTAGTCAAGCCTGTCCGCCAGATCCTCAGCCCTGAACGATGCATAGCGCTTGGCCATCGAGCTGCCAGGTGCCCATCCCATAATCCTTTCGATCTCGGCCTCCCTGAAAAGCCAATTGCCACGCGCATCGCGCATCTCAAACCACCGGCACGTTGCCTCATGACGCAGGTCGTGCTCGGTCAGGTCTTCACACTCAGCATACGCAAACAGCAAACCGAAGCGACGAGAAAGCCGCGTAGTGACTTTGTCGAGCTCCTGGCTATCTCCGCTCCACCACGGGAAAATAAACGCTCCAGGCTTTGATTTCGCGGCACGGCTGGCCATGATCGTGCGGATCTCTTTGACCATGGGAACATTGCGCCAGGCTTCTCGGCCATGCCACTGCTTTGAACTGCTGATGCGGATCACCCGTTCTTTGATCTGCTCGCTCTTGATGGTGTAAGCTTCACGCAAGCGAATTCCTGTGTGCAGGATCAGCAGGTACAGGTCACGCAGATCATCATCCCGCTCGAGCGGTCGCTGCTTGTCGGGCCGCTTCTCTCCGGAAAGTGCCTTCATGATGCGCTCATGCTCGCCGGCATGAAGGCGACGCTCGCGCACCTTATCCTGGCGGGCTACTTTGCCAAGCCTCTTTGCGTCGGCCGCATCCTTTGGGCTGTAGGTTGCCGATCCGCGAGGCAGTGAGCGCAGCGGATTTCCGATCAGGAGGTCGGGGATTTTCCTGAGCTCCCAGTCAACACAGCGGGCCAAGGCTCCGATGCGCTTGCGGATTGTGCCCGGGGCCAGGTTGGCTTTGAGCTTCATGTCACGCACCCATTGCTCGCACCAGGCGTAGGTGAACTCGGACAGGGTGCACCTGCCGATCTCAGCGGCGAGCACATCCAGGATCTCGCTGTCTGCAGCAGACAGTTGGCCGTGCGCCTGCCATGCGCGGATCACCGAGTGCAGCGTTTGTGTCGGTGCTTTCTTTTCTTCGATCAACCCGGCCGGCACAACGCCGGAGTCGAGGAGTTCGCGTGCTTGCGCGCCGTACGCGGTGGCTGCGTCTTCATGGGTGAATGTGAGATAAACCGCGCGAGGCAACAGGCGGTGCGTGATGCGCAGCTCGAACTTGCCACTCTTGGTCTGGCGAACTCCCATGGCCACCCTCTGTGGTTGTTGTGAGGTGTGGTTTAGGTTACTCCGTCAACGGAAAGAAAGGAAGTTTACCTGTGGTTCAACCACAAAAACGTGTGGTTTTTGGGTCGAGATGAGGCCTGCTCGAGGCGGTTGGCCTGTAGCCTTGGTTTGCAAGTGATTGAATTTATGGAGGCGGGGGTCGGAATCGAACCGGCGTAGACGGCTTTGCAGGCCGTGCTGTGTTAATGCAATCAGTGGCTTGAGGTTACACCACAGCAAAACATCAGCAGGTCAGCCAGAGCATGTACAGGCCGGCAAACGCAAAGACCGCCGCGATGGGGCTGGATGATGCAATGTTCAGGATGCCAAGAAAAACGGAGAAGCCGCAAAGAAAACGCATCGCCGATGCTACTCGGAATCGAACCGGCGTTCGGAGTTGATTTGCGGAACCGTTGTTTTTTCGCCACAAAATAAAAAAGAGCCCACCCGGTGAAGGGTGGGCATCTCAAAACGTCGGCAGTTGTCGGCAAGTGCCGACGCTTTGTCAGTCGATGTGCTCGAGCTGTTTCTTGACCGAGCCACGGATCTCCTTGGGAGCGGTGGCAGCGATGCGCTGAGCCTTGGACTTGTTCGCCTCGACGACCCGTTTGTTGATCTGAGACACGTCGATCTTGATCGGGCTGTCGGGGTTTGACTTGTTCCAGTCGGCGAGCTCCTGCTTGGCCTCGTCGACCTTGGACTGGTCGCGTTCGATGCGGCCTTGAGTCCACTTGTCGACGATCTCTCCCTCGCGCAGCTTGTTCTGCGTGATGAAGTTGGCCTGTGTTCCGGTTGCTTCCTGCACCTGGGCGACTGCCTTTGGCTGGAACCCAATGCCCTTGGCCACAGCGTCCCACATGTCTGTGTCGACAACCTTGCGACCCTTGGCATCTCGGTAGTAGCCCATCTGGGCCATGTCCAATGCCTTGGCGAAGTTCTGGGCGGCCTGCGGCAATACGGATGTGACGGCGGCGCCGAACTCACCCTTGGCGATGTTCGCCGTGGCAGACCCAGCATTGGTGAACATGGTGCCGGCAGGGCCAAGCAGCTCCATGTAGTCGCTGCCGTAATCCCGCTTCTTGGTGAACAGGCCTGTTCCGGGAACCAGGTTGCCCAGGCCCATGCGGCCGGAGACGTCGATTGGAACGCCCGGCAGGCCAGACAACCCGCTCATGACAAACTCGGCGCCAGACTGGCCAAGTATTGAAGCAAAGAATTCTTTCTTGGCCTGCTTGGTGTCGAAGCTGCGGTTGAGCACGCGCTGCATGAAGCCGTCGATCACGTCATCCAGGTCATCTGAGAACGGCATGCCGCCGAAGCCGGACATCAAGAACAGGACGGCAAGCGCCAGGCCGACGGCCTTCTTGCCTTCTGGACCGTTGCCCCACATGCGGCGCAGGAATTCGATGTAGCCAATGCTGTACTGCTTGAATGTGAACAGCGTTGCACCGACTGCACCACGGGCCCATGTGGGTTTGTTGCCCTTGTTGTAGACGCCCTGGGTCTCTTCGATTGCCTGCTTGGCAAATGCCATCGGGTCGGCCATCTTCTGGTCGCGTGCCAGTTTGTAGGCGGCGATGAAGGTGACGCGTCGGTTGAACTGCTCGGCGGCAGAGAACACCTTGCCCCATGCCAGACCAAGCTTGGCCATGCCATTGTTCACCTTGGCTGCTGCATTGCCCGCCTTGGTCCCGTCTCCGGTTTGCAGGGCCCCCTTGCCGTTGGCCTGGGCCATCAGCTGGTGGACTTCCTGCGGGCTGACGATGCCTTCCTTCTCGGCGTGCTCCAGGGCGGCCTTCAGGTGCTCGTCATTCCGGATGCCTCTTGACACCAGCTTGACTGCATCAGCCATGCGCCTGGACGCCCCGGCGATTCCGTCGAACTGGCTCAGGTATGGCAGCGTCATGGTGAACGGCTGGGTCATGTTGACCATGGCCGAGGCAATCGAGCCGCCAATGAAGTTCGTGAACATCAGGCCGCGCAGGGCTTGAGCCTCTTCGCGTGGGTTCTGCACGTACTCCATCAGGCGAACTGCTGCATCCTTGATGTCGCCGTCGCGCTGATCGATGGCCTGGACGCCACGGCTGATGTCGCCGGCATGCAGGTTGGTGGATGTCTGGCGGGCATTGCTGTACACAAACCCAGCCAGCACACGGCCGACGTCCTCATTGAAGCCGGAGATGCCTTTGCGCTCAATCATGCGCTTCATGGCAGAGCGGTTTGTCTTGGCCATCTTGAGGTACTGCTGGAACACCTCAGACTTCGGATCGATGCCAGACTCTTCCAGGCCCAGCGACTCACCAAACAGTGCCAGCGTCTCAGGCGTCACGCCGCTGAATAGCTTGTAGCTCTCCTGGCTCATAGTGCCCTGGGTGACTTTGGCGTCGGGGTATTGATCACGCATTTCATCGGCCATCTTGTTGGCGTCGCGCTCGTTCTCGAACATCGAGAAATACAGCTGCTCGCCATCCTTGCCGACGACGTAGACGGTGTACTGACCAAACCGAGACAGCGGGGCGTAGCCGCGAGCCATCATGCCGATGGCCTGGCCAGCCTTCTCCTTGATCACCTTCTTGTCTTCCTCGAGCGACGCTGCACGCTCAGGCTGCTGAGCGATCAGTTTGTCAAGGTGTGCGGTGATGGCATTGACTGCGCCATCCAGGGTGGTGGCATCGAGAACTTTCTGGCGAACTTCATCGCCATCCTTGCCCATGTAGCGCAGCATGTCGGAGACAGCCAGGTCGGACATGCTCTTGTTCACTGCCTTGCGGAACTCCCGATACAGCTCGATCTGCTTTGCATTCAGCTTGAACTTGTCGCGCAGCTCTTCATTGGTGAACACCACGCCGGCCTTGTCGACATCGTTGGTTTCAACAATGTTGCCTTCATCATCGCGCGTGTACTTCAGTGTGCCGCCAAAGATCGGGTCGCGCAAAGCCTTGACATCTTCGGCTGACAGTGGCGACTTGCCGATGTCTTTCAAGCTGTCGAGCTTGGGCAGGATGTTTGGAGCCATGTCGGCAGCCAGCGTTGCGTAGTACGACACATCATTGATGAAGTTCTGCACAGCATCAAACACACGCTTGAACTGAGGGTGACGCTGGGCCAGGTCATACTGGGTGCCAACAGTGCGACTCCACCAGCTCAGTTTCTTGCTGGTTTTCAGCAGGTCGCTAAGCTTGTAGTTGGTTCCAACCTTGAGATCCTTCAGGTCATCAAACCATGGCTTGTCTGACTTGTTGCTGAGCTCCTCATCGGTCATGCGCTCAGGACTGAACAGAGGAACACCCGCGCCGATTGCTTCACGCATCTTGTCGGTGATGGTGAAGCCTGGTTGCTTCAGGCGCCTGTCTTCTTGCATCACCTCAGCAGCGCGCTTCTCAGTCAGGCCGAAAGCAAATGGCTCCCAGTACGGCTCATCATACTCATCGAACTTTTTCTCTTCGAGCGCATACGTTCCATCGTCATCGCGAACTTTGCGAACTTTGTTGTTTCCGCCAATCGTGACATCATCCAGCTTCTCGCCACCCAGCTTCGGCAACAGCTTGTTGACAGCCTGAGGAACGATCTTGTCGTAGAAGGTCTTCATGCCTTCGCCGCCAATCTTTAGATCTTGATTCTCGAGTAGGTGTTTCCCGTATTGCTTCGGCTGTGCCAGTAGTTTCTCAGCAACCTCCTTGCCAACGTAGTCCGCCAGCTTTTCTGGTGGCACGTTGTGCTCGTCGACGACTTGAGTGCGGCTCTTGTCGTACGCCTGCAGCACGCCGCCGCCATACGCGATCCATTCGATCTGCTTGCTCAGGTCATAGCGGTCAGCCGATTGCTCTCCGTTGATGAATGCGACCTTGTCGTACCCACCCTCGACAGCCATCATGGCAATCCGCTTGAGTGCCAGGTTGAGCCAGCCTTCTGTCTTGGTGACGAACGGAGCGGCGGGAACGGAGCCAGCCTTTCCGCCCATGCCCTGTCGCATCATCTGCTCGTTGATGTTCGGGCCAAAGTTAACCTCGACACCATCAGGACGGGTATAAATCCAATCGCCGTCTGCGTTCTTTGCGAGTGGGTCTTTGCCGTTGAATCCCTTCTTTTTGCCTTCCTGACCCCAGTCGGATTGCACCTCTTCCACGAACAGCACGCGCTTGCCGTCCGCATCAGTGCGGTCGTTGACGCGGATATGGGCCAGTACGTTTGGTTCGTTCCAATGGCTTGAGCGGTAGCGCCCCGCAGCGCCAATACCATTCTTCTCTTCTGATTTTGCCTCCTGAAGTAGCGCAGCCAAGGCCTCATCTCGAGTCTTGTAGATGCGGCTACTGACGCCTGGACCCTCAAACCGCCAGGGTCCAGTCACATCAGCCGGAATTCCCAGGCCATCGGCGCGATCTTCATCTGCCGTGTCAATAAGTTTGTAGCCAGCCGGGATTCCACCTTCAGCCACAGCCTTCTCAGGCAGTGTGATCAGCACTTCACGGTAATTCTCTCCGCCAGGTAGGGTGTATTTGTCGTATGACGGTTCGATGTATTTGGCAGCAGAAGACTCAACCACATTGCGCACAGAGTTGCGCTCGTTGTAAGTAAGGCCATCATATTCATATCCAAACTGACGGTGTGCCTCGGCATCTAGGGCAGTCTTGGTGGCAGTCGAATTATTGGCTGGACGCTCGCCACCAAGCACTGTCTCGCCAACCTTGACGCCGCTGTCATCCAGGTATGCGGCCAGATCATCCTTGCTGAGCTTGGCCTTGCCTTGCAAATCCAAGAAGTCTTTAATGCCAGACCACTCAATTTCTTCTGCTTTAATACCGAGCTTTGACGCATTGCCGGTGAGCCATTGCTTCCAGGCTGTGGCCGTCATTGTTGACAGGCGCTCAGGCACTTGCTCAATCGAGCGCTGCAGCTGGCTGTAGAACACCGGGCGCTCTGGGGATTTCAGGATGTTGGGTTCGTTCGGATTGAACTCGCCGTTGTTGCCGATGGCAGACTTAATTTGATCCGGGTGAAATGCGACTGCGGTAACGACTGGTCCATCACCCTTCATCACCACCCCATCATATCCCTGGTCGATGAATTTTTGCTTGAATACATCACCGCTCTCACGGCTTGTGTCGATCATCTTCGGGTTTTGGAGTGACAGGTAAACCGGCATGACATTCTCGCCTTCACCGTACCCGCTCTGGCCGATTGCTTTTGATGTAAACCAAGATCCGGCACCACCAACAGATCGCCGATTTGTATCGAATGTGTCGAAGTCGGACTCGGTCGAGTGGTACATGACCATCGGTTTCCCATCTGCATCGACAACCTTGCTGTCGCCAAACCAGCGCTTGAACGCTGGCGTGTCGGTGATGCTCTCTGCAGATTTCCCATCCCAGCCTTCGTTGCGGACCTGCGTCAGCACGTCGATGGCCGCCTGCAACTGAGCCTCTTTTGGGCTCAGGCCTTTTGCTTGAAGTTCATCCAGCCGTGCCAGGAGTGCATCCTGGTCCTTCTGGTGCATAGCGTTGACGATCTTGAGACAGTTTGAAAAGGTTGTCATGGTGTTACTTCAGGCAAGAGATCAGGTCTTCCAGGGCCTGAACGCGCTCATTGTATGAGGGTTCAGCAGCAGGCATGTCGCCGACAAGCCCTTCGTTCCAGGTCCACTCAGGCATGAGGCCCGTCTTCTGGTCGGCGAAGATTGTGTCCTCGACCTTGGCGTTGCGGTTCTTTTCACCGTGCGGGCCATAGTTGAGCCAGCTGTTTTGGCCGCGAGTTTCGCTGGTGATGGCGCCGACGGCAGACCCAGTGAACAGGCGGCGATGTGCCTGGTAGGCATTCTCTTCGCCCTGCGACCGGAAGCCAGCACCCTCGATGCCATGGCCAAAGGCGTCATGCACAGCGCGGAAGATGTCGTTGGCCAGGACCGGAGCCGTCCGCTTGCTGTTGACGCCGCCCACCGGCCAGCGCATGCCGGTGTCTTCCAGCAGCGGATTGTTGGCTGGGTTGAAGTCTTCGTTTGAACCGAAGCCATCAGCAGTCGGGAACACGCCCATCTCTTGGTTTGCGCGCAGATCTCGCATCGCATTCCATGGGGATGACGCATATTCTTCGTTGCTGGGCAGGCCGGTGTCGATGAACCAGAACCGGTATCCGGCATCCTCTAGCGCTTTGTATTGCGCCATGGCCTGCTGGATCATGTTCTTGTACGCCTCTTTGACTCGCGCGTTTTGCGGGTCATGCTTCATCTCAGCATAGGCATCCGCGATGCGCTTTGCGCGCTGCGGATTGACGTCGACGTACTCTGCCTGTCGGCGAAGGTCGATGCCGTTGTCGCGTGCATATTGTTCTGCGACAGCGACGAGTCGCGGGTCAGGCCCTGTTGCACCCTCTACGGAAGGCGCTCCAGGCAGTGCATTCAGCTTTTCTTGCGAAATTGCTCGGTCTGATGCTTCCAGCGGGCTATTCTCAGAGCCCCCGCTCTCTTCCCGTCCGCCTCCGTCTCCATCTCGTTCCCTGGATCGGATGACATTGACTTGCTCATCTGCTCGTCGTGCGCTTCCTGGGCGTCCTGGTACTGAGCCAGCGGATCGTGCTCCGAGTTCTGCGTCGATGATTTGCCGAGCCCGATCACGAGCCCGTCTTGCTCGCTCGATAATTTCTTGCCCAGATCCGGGTCGTGACCCAGAAATTTGACCTTCATAATCTTTCTCCTCTACCAGTTCAGATTTCACATCGCCAAACGACATGGCGATTTCGACATCAAGATCGGCGCCATCCAGTACATTTCGGATTCTATCAGCTAAAGTTTCCGTTGGCGCGTCAGTGAAATTAAGGATGTCGACGTTGTTGCCGCGAGCGGTGAAAGAAGTCACCTCCGGCATCTCGGAGCTGATGACCTCCATGATCTGGCGGACGTGCTTGTCGGCCTTCTTGTCTAGGGTCATGCGCACCATGCCGCGCTCAGTGCTGGCCCGGGAGTCGACAATTGCGATTGACTTCTGGGTCAATGCGATGCCGATGGAGGCCGCCAGAGCGCGAGCTTGCTCAATGCTTACGCCGGTCAGCTTGTACTCTGCAATCACGTTCGGATTGACTTCGCCCTCGAAGCCGCCGAGCGCCTTGACCGCCTTGCCAACCTTGACGCCGACGGCATCTGACAGGTCAGCCAGGATGGCGTCCTTGACGAGGTCGGTGATCTGCGCCTTGTCCTTGTCGGTCAGGCTGTTCCATTTGGCTGTGGCCACCCCGTCGTCAGGATTTGGTGCAGCTTCAAAGGCAATGTGGAATTGCTGATCTGGAGCGGCACGGAACTCTTTGAGCATGGCCTCTTTTTCAGCGTCGGACATTTGCTCGCCAACCACGGTGCCGCGAGCTTCTGCGGCATCCATGGCAGCCTCAACGCGGGTTCTGCTCACGCCATTCTCGAGCGCCAGGTTCATGGCGGCATTGGCGTAATCCGGAGCTTCGTCATCAGCGTACCCAGCCTCGATGTCATCATCGGACTTGGCGGCGTCGTACAGGCGTCGCTCCGGATACCAGAGCAGGGCCTGCAGGTCAGACATGGTCATGTCATTGCCGTCGGCGCGCAGTTTATCCAGGGCGTCCTGGAACACGGCACGGATCCAGTTGCGCTCTGATGGACCGCCTGGCGCTTCCTTCTGTCCATCAATCGCCTTGTGCAAGCCGCGTGCATCAAGCCGGAAGCGATCAGTCTCTGGGCTCTCCTCCATCAGCTTGCGCTTCTCTGACTTCATTGAAGCCTTTTCAGTAGCCGTGGCGGCTGTTGCCATCTCAGACTTGGTGAGACCCTTCTTCACTGGCTTACCGATGAGCTTGGTCATCTCACGGCGCTGCTCGGGAGACATAGCGTCAATGGCGGCCGTGACCTTTGATTGGGCTTTGCGGATGGCGACTGGGTTCACATTTAGAAGCGTGCCGGTCATTCGACCCCAGGTGCGCATCAGCCAGCGATCCATAGTGAGCGCATCGAAGTAGCCATTCAGGTTCGAGAAGAACCCGTTGCCGATCTTTGGACCAAGCACGGATGCGCCACGAACCGGTGTGCCCATCCATTCGCCACCCGGCTTGATGCCCAGCATGTCGTTGATCTGTCCGACGGTGAATTGGGTGGACATGAACTTGAGCAGGCGCTCGTCGCCAACCTTGCGAGCCAGCACGTCATACAGGCCGAGGCCCTTGTTGATGGCGCTAGCTGCATTGCCGATGCCGATTTTGTCCGGCATTACGCCGGTTTCTTTCCATTGGCGGTATGCCTTCTCGGCAAGGCTGAAGTTCTTGTCGACCTTCAGTCCATTGGAGGTTGTTGCCAGGGCCCACAGGAACGCCAGGCGCGAGCGCGGATCGGTGTTGATCTCGGGGTGGATCGTTGACAAAGCGCCGATAGCGCGGCTGACCTTTTGGTCATACCAGCCAACTGCGTTTTCATTGGACTTCAGGGCGAACTTAGCATCCTGCACAACCATGTTGGACAGGAATCGGAAGGTCGACTTGGTGTGATCATCAAGGTTCACCTTGGCAGCCTTGGCTGCGCTGAGCACGCGGTCCTGGATGTCCTGCTTGAGGTCTCGGCCACGACGGTACGACTTCGACCCGGCAAGCTTCAGCGATTCCTCAAGTCCGCCGACAGCTACATCGCTCGGGATCTCTTTGCCTGTTGGCAGCTTGGATACATCGGTCTTGTCTCCGATGGCAGCCTCTTGCCCGGATCGGGGAGATCTCTCGGGGCTGTGGCGCAGATCCTTGAGTGACAGACTGAACGTGCCGTCATTGAAGTTGGCTGACTTGAGCTGATGCGGATCCAGGGCAACAAAGACATCCGAAGGCTCATCGATGTATGGGCTGTAGCCAGGGCCAGAGTCAACGACGTTTCTGATGACTGCGCTATCTTGGTCGTATCTGTGGGCACTACGAACAACATCATCGGTTGTCTCATAGTGTTCACGCGCAGGCTGAACTTCACCGCCAACCGTCTTGGAGAACTGATGGGCATCATCGAAATTATCGAAGTACGTCTTGCCATCTGGTGTTGACTCGGTGTCGCCATCCTCATTGACAACTTCGTACCTTCCGGGTCGCTCGCCATTCCAGTGTGCGCCCTCAAAATCGCTCTCATTTGGATTGCGGGCATTGATGAACAGGGCGTAATAGCCTGACTTACCAGGCTGATTTGCATCGTCTCCGTATGCATCAACTAGGTGATCTTCCGCCTCTTTCTTGGTGTCATAGACGCCATCGAAATAGCCATCGTTCGCATATACCTCGAACCTTCCATCATCAGACTCGATGATTTGATGGCCGAGTTCCTGGAGCTCTTCGGCAGTGGCTTTGCCGCGCAGCTCAATCTCACCACGGCGCGTGCTGTAGTAGGTCTGCGCCATGGCCAGGTTGGGCGTCGTGAAGATGCCCAGGTCGCCACGCTTGGATCCGCCAGGCGTGTTGAAGTAGGTGAATCCACCACGGTCGGTTCCGTGGTAAACAACCAAAGGCTCACCGTTTTCACCAACAGCCTTTGATACGTCCAGGCTTGTGCTCCAGACTCCTCCATCTTTGTGCGCTTGCTCCCAGTCGCCAAACCACTTCTTGAAGCTTGGTGTGCGCACTTGGATCCATTGGCGCTCGCTCAGCTTGGTATCGCTGCCGTCAGGTGCTTTGAGCCACTGGTCAGTGCCTTCGTATTGAGATTTGATCTCGGCATACTCACGCTTTGCGCGCTCGATGTCTGTTTCGCTGGCGCGCTCTGGGCTCAGGCGAATGTTCT